TTGCCGCGGATGCAGCAATCAATGCCATCGTCCACCATCGCCTGGTATGCGGGGATCATCAGCGCGCGAAGGCAGCATTGGAGGCGGCTTTGCACCTTGAAAGGCGTGGCCCCAAACACCGCGTTCCCGTCCGTTGTGTACCACTGGGGCACCACATCAGAAGGCCATCCGTCGGCTGCAATCACTTCCCGTTGACGCCCCGGCACTTCCTTGAAACTGGGCACGATCAAGCGAATGCGCGCCATCAGGTCCACGGTTTCGGGGAATGGGTTGCCCGGGTTCATCCAGTAAACCGTCAGATTGGGCCACCAGGCGGTGAACAAACTCAAACAGGTGAGCGAATCCTTACCGCCAGACAGCGACAAAGCCACGCGACGCCCACTTCGGAACAGGTGCGGGCGCTGTGACTTTTGCAGCACCATCACGCCATGGTCGAGCAAATCGGTCACTGGCTTGACCTCTTGGACCGTTGGGCCTGGGGCCATGAACTCGTCGCGCTGGGTGTGCACCAGGTCAAAGCCGATGACGTAGGCCAAGGCCTGCACCTCTTTTTGTGAGCGGCCCTCATAGTTCAGGACCGAGCCCAGCGCATCGGCCGCGGCCTTGGTGTCCGCGAATACATCGTGCACCAACAGCTTGCCGCCGGGGCGCAACAGTCGGGCACCCTCTTCCAGAACCGCCGCCGCCTCACCGTGGCCCAGGGCATAGGCCAGCACCACCGCGTCAAACGCGCCAGCTTCGCAACCCGTATCGGCCATGTCACCGTGAACCAGGGTGACGCCTTCGGGCGATAGGTCCAACTGCGCGCGGCTGGTGTTCACCAGGGTGAAATGCAGATCCGGGCGAAACGCCATGGCCAAGGCAGCCAAGCGGCCAGTACCAGAGCCCAGGTCAATGACTCGGGCGCCCTGTGGCAGGTCAAGCATGCCCAGCAATTGGCGCACATGCTCTTTCTCGTCGTCGCTCAATCGCCAAAAATTCAGCAGTTCGACGCCTTCCGTCTTGAGCTTGGCTGTGTAAGCCGCCGTTATCGCGTCATTCATATCAAATCATCGCCGCACCAATGGTTGCCGCGCCTCCAATCAATGCGCCCATGCCCTGGCCCTCAGAAGCGGCAGCGGCATTGGCGGCCGATGTTTGAGAATTTAGGACGCCGCTCAACCCTTGCATGGCGATCTGTCGGCCCTGCATCGTGGTGGCGTTGGACTGCCCCATCGCGCCCACCAGCGCCTGGCCCGGTGCCATTTGGTTCTGGGTGGCCGAATTGCCAGCGCCCACCGCCACGCCATAAGCGCCCTGCGATGCGCCGGGCATGCCCCGGGCCATGCCGGTCACGTCCAACTTGCGCGCCCAATCGAGCGACTGGTCCTGAATCCGCATGTTCCGATTTGCGCCTCGGGCCGTGTTGGCCATGTTCATGGCGTCCGTGGTCGCGGCTTGGCCGGTGGCAAAGGCGTCACGGTTCAGGTTGATGCCCTGCGCCACCAGGCCCCGGTAATTCCCGATGGCGTTGTTGCGTGTCGTGTTCGCGGCAGCCGCCAGCGCTCCAGCATTTTGGTTTGTGAGCGCCTGGGCATTCGAGGGCACAGTCATGCCGTAACGCATCGCCTGACGCAAGGCAGTGTTGAGTGCCTGAGTCTGGCCGGTGCGCGCATCCGCGACAGCCGTGCCCACATCGTTCTCGATGTCAGCGCCGAACCGGTTGACGATGCCCGCATTGCCGCCCGTGGCCAGATCAATGTCAGCGCGTGCACGCTGCTCAAAATCCCCGGTCCGGTTGCGCAAAGTCTGGGCATCGGACAGCGCCTGCTGCGTGATGGCGCTGCGGTCAGCTTCATTGACGCCCTCGGTCCCCCTGGCGGCCTCGCCTGCCATTTGCTGCTCAAGTGGCCGGAAGGACTTGCCGTATTCGTAATAGTCGTTGCCCTGGTTGATGCCCTGGCGCATAACCTCCAGCTGCGTATCAACGACTGGCTTTGAAACTGCAACGGTGTTGTCATACTGGCGACGCGCCTCTCCAAGCTGCTCGCGGCCAAGCTGCGCCGAAATCTCGGCCGCTTCCTTAGACGCTTGTGCTACCGGAGCGTAGTCCGGTGGCGGAGGTGAAGATTTACCACCCATGATTCAAACTCCTTTTAACCAACGGCACTTTTCAGCCCACATGACCAGCACGTGCATGTCCGCGCCCATAGCGGCGCGGCGCATCACAAACTCTTCTTCAAATCCCAGCTTCTTGTCGAACGCAAGCACCTTTGGCTCATTCGACGGAACCATGCCCGTAATCCGATTGAGTCCGCACTGCCGAAATGCGTAATCGCAAAACGCTGAAAACAAGCGAAGCATTGCCTTGCTCGGGCGATCAATGGCGATATGGCACGTGGCATTTGCGCCGTTGAAGTTGTTGAGCACAATGCCCGCGATCAACTTGCCCGACGCATCCTCTAACCCCATCGCATAGGCAGGGCCCCAGCCGCCAACCTGGCCAACTCTGAAAGCCACCCAATCAGCCACACGCTCGGTTTGATTTGTGACGATTTCAGACATGGCAGGCAGGTTGCCATGCTTGCCACGGTCTACTGAATGCGGGTCAAAAGCTCGTTGATCTTGGCGATCACGTCCGCAAGGCTTGCATCAGCGGCCAGCGGCTGCACTGAGCCCCCGCGCCTGGCCGTGATGATCTCGATGTTTTCCTTGACGGCCAGGTCAAAGCCTTCGCGGGGCTGGTTGCCCCTGGGCACTTGGGGTATGGACGGCTTTTTCACAGCGCCTTGAGCCCCAGCATGGTCTCGGCCAGCTTGACCGACTTCACGCGTACAGCGCCAGTCAGGCCCACGGCCACGTTATCGGTCTTGAAACCCTGAGGCAGCTTGAATGCCGACTGATCTGACACCAGCACCCTGGAAAAAACAGCCACGTCATCGCAGTACAAGGTGAATGTCAGTGCGGCAGCGTCAGGCAAGGCGATGTTTCGGATGTTCGACCCGTTGAGCATCCCGCCGCCAACTTGGAGCGCATTGACAGCCCCAATGCCGCCATACCCAGAAACCAACGAATTGTTTGCAGTCACGGCAGACTCGTAAGCGATCAACGCAGCGTCATAGTCCGCCTGGGACATCTCGCTCACAAAATCCACCTTCGCCGTGCCCAGGTTCAACGGGTTGGCCAAGTGGTATTGCTTGCTCTTCCAGCTGAAATCGATGCGGCTGCCCACGCCAGCGTCAAACTGCTGAATGCCGGTGGCATCCACCAAGTACAGCTTGCCATTGCGCGGGTCGCCATAAAGCTCGTCAGGCACCGCGCTCAACAGCGTCAAGCCAAAGTTGGCCTCAGAGGGCGCAAACACCATCACGCCCTTGTCGCCGTTTTCGCCAATCCAGCGCACGTACACGCGCCCGTGCGATACGGCGGCGATCATCGATGTGGGGTCCAACGGCTCCCATTCGGTGCGCGTGAAAAACGAATCGGTCCAAATGCTCGCCCCGCCCATGCCGACATAGGCCAGGCCATGGCTGGTGGCGTACAGCACGCCATCGCCAATAGAAACAATCGAGCGCTTGCTCAAGCAAGGCCAAACCTTGTCCACAGTCTCCAGCGTGACAGTGGCGGGCTCGACCCCGGCGGCCACATACGGCGTGCCAGCGGTCGCGGCCACCACCGTGGTGCCGTAGGACTGAATGCCCACAATCTCGTGGTCCGTCGCACGGCGGTACTCAATGGGCCAGGCGTGCGGCTGGTAGGGCTCCGAGTAGCACAGCTGGTTGTCAAAGAACCCGGCCAGCGCGCCATTGGGCAGCGCGATCAGGCCGCGCAGGTTGGCAGGTGGCGGCTCCCAGCCTTGCGAGATCAATTCGTCGCCCATGATCTGGGCGTCAGTCTTGGTGTCGTTGTAGCTCGTGCCCACGTCATCGTGCACCAGCTGGAAATTGCCGGACGATCCAGCCGACCGGTACAGGCGGCGCTTCATGCCCGCAGTGTTCCAGGCGGCCTTGCGCGCCCATGCAGTTGCGGCCGAGAAATCACCGGGCACTTGAAACGCGGTGTTCGATGTGACAGCCGACACGGCCACAGTCTGGCCAGAGATCACCACCTGATCGCCCACGCGCAGCCAGTGGTTGCCGGTGTTGGTGAACGTGGTCACGCCGCCAGCGTGCACAGCGGTACCGGTTCCCGAGTTGGCAGGAAATGCGTCCATGCCGCTGATCGCCCAGGTGCCGTCCACCTTGCCAGTGGTCAGGGCCGATGCGGGCGAGTCGCCGCTTTCCTCGTTCAGTGGCGAATAGAAGGTATAGACATACACCCGCGTGACATCGATGCCGGTACCACCAGACACAGACACAGCGGGGGCCGACTTAGGCCGGGGCGCACCAACGGCAAACGCACCACTTGGCAGGTCAGAAAACCGGGCATAGCGCATCTCGCCTTCTCCGGTCCAGTAGTACCTTGGCTCCACAGCAGGCGGAAGCGGTGCGCGAACGATGTCCACGTCCACCGGCCAAGCCAGCCACACCTGGGCATCGTTGTGCTCGGCTCGGTACACCGACAACCAGGGGCCAGACACAGCGGGCGTGTTGACCAGCAGCGGGCGCTTGATCGGGCGAATCTCGCCCGAACTCAGGTTGACGTTCTCGGCATCGACAGCCGCGCCATCACCCAGCAGGCGCTCGGCCGTGCGGGGCAGCATGCCGAGAAATGGAACGATGCGGATACCGGCCATGCTTGCCTTCTATTTAGTGTGTTGATGCGGCTATCAGGAAATCTTTATCATGCGGATGAACACAGCGCCCATGTCAAGGTGCCACCATCGGCTGCGAAATGACGCCCTGCCTGGATGATCGTGGTGATACTTGTGCTGCCACTCGCCGCCCGTTGGAAACACATACTCAAGCAGAGGAATGTCACGCGCACCACCCTCTCGGCGGTGACTCAAAAGCTGATGAACAACACCAAACAGTTGCGCCGTACCAAGCGGCATCAGGTATGCGAACAGAAATACGGTTGGCGAAATGGCCAGCAAGGAAGCGGCAAACGCAAACCAGAGGGCAAACCAGTAACGGTGAACAAAGTCCAGAGTTGGATCGCCCACAATTCTCTTGAAGCGCCCCATCACCATGGGTACATCCCGGAACTGCTTGAACAGGACATAGCGCCAGTTGACTTCATGCGGATCTAGGTCGGTGTCCGAATGAACGTGGTGCGTGACGTGTGCGGTTGCCCATGCGTATGGCGAACCGTACAGCATCGTGGCACTGTAGTAGGCCATGAAGTTGTGCCAGAAGCGGCTGGTCTTGAATGCGCCGTGCGAGAAATAACGATGCAGACCTGCCGACACGATCATCGTGTTGAAGTGGTGAACCACAAGCCAAGCCAGAAGCCACCAAGCGCTTGCTTGGCCGGTTGCGACCAGCCATAGGCCAATGGCAATACCGGCGAGTCCGATCAGATAGCCAAAGCCGACATGCCAACTTGCGTGCTTAATCACGATCCGCTCCAATCAAGAACCCATAGCAGTCACCCACTGACATCAAGGCCGCGCCGTCATGAATGAATGCGGTGCCGTACTCATAGCCACCCAACGTGCCAGCACAAAGAATCACGCGCTGGCCGACTTGAGCGGGTAGCACTTGACCGTCAGTGAGCCGGAAAACTTCAACTTGCGGCAGTGCGCCGCGGTTCGCGTGCCAGTTGAAGCACCAAAACTCAAGGTCTTCCAGCACGGTATGCGTCATCACGCCAGCCGGGGTGTCCGGGCGATCACCGGAAAACATACCTGGCACTCGATCATCAAACACCGTGCCATCTTCATGGGTGAAGCTGGCGCGGCCTTTGACGTATAGAGTCAGGTTCGGCGCAAGTGCGCGAGGGACTGGAGCCGATGCCTTGGTGGTGAGTTGATGGCCTTTTGGCAAGATGTGCCGATGCACGATCCATCCAAATGCCTTCATGGCTTGAACCAAGGAACCTCCGGCTTTGGAGTCCTCCTCAGCCCTCCATTGTTGTCGGCTTGGTACTTGGCTCATATCAGGCCAGCGCCTCAATGTTGTAGCTGATTTGCTGGCTCTGGTGCGGCGCTGGCGCTGCAATGAACGGCAGATCCACGGGCACCGATCCCGCATCCAACTCCTTTGCTGCGATCATTTGGCCGTGAATGCCAGTCAGCATTTCAATGAATGCATCACCACCCTCTTTGGCGACAAGCCACGCCACCATCTGCTCCTTGCTCACTTGGTCCAGCGGCGTGAACGACTCAATGGCAGAGACATCAAGCATGGTCTCGCCCGCGCCAAAAGACTTAAAGCCGTTCTTCTCAAACTCGACGGTCCAGTTGATCTTGGCCAAAACATCTTTGTGTTCGCCAACCTGCGGAATGACGCGTGCGCCAGTGATGTTAAATGTGTGGTTCATGGGTTTTCTGCTCCGTAGAGTTGACTGATGGATATGGCTCCGCTGCTTGGAACGCCAGTGTTGATGGCTTGCTGATATGAGGATTGGTAAGTTCTGTAGACTCCGTAAAAAGCGGTGCTTACGCCGCTTTTACTGTCCGAGAACGAGGATTTCAACACGCCACGATAATAGGTTATGTTTCCAATCGTGACGCTTGTAGGCCCGGTCCCCCCTTGGTGAACATACGTGTTATACCAATAGATACCTTTGGTGCCCATACTGTTTTCAAACCAGTATGTGCCTTGGTTAGGGTTGTAGTTATCTCCGCTTGCTGGCTCCCTGGTTGTGTACGCAACAGTCCTGTTTGCTGGAACATAAGGGCCACCACGGTAATACTCGCTCATGGAAATGGGGTTGCCACCGCCAAGTGCGGCCTGCACGTTGGCAAGGTTGTATTGGGTTACGGTTCCCATATCAGCGAGACTCCAAAGCCTTTAACCGGGCCTCAAGGTCAATAACGCGCATGGACAGCTGCACCGCCGCAACCAAAGCAGCATTACCGTAGGCCAGAGACAGAAACCCATCGGGCCCTTCACCAACCACCTCGGACAGCAGGTGCTGCATGTCCTGAGCGGATGCGCCAGCCTGGCGCTCGCCCGTGTCTTTTCGGGTGTACGTGCCGTGCTTGACGAACGCCAGACGCTCAATGAAGTCGGCTGGTAGATCCGCCCAATCCATTTTCAGGCGCTCGTCCGAGTAAGCGGTGACGTTGCCGGTGGCTGTGAAGTTGCCGCTGTTATCAGAGCGGATAAGCCAGCCGCCACTCGTACCAAGAAATCCGATGTTGCCGTTTGACTCCCCGTAAAATGACTGCCCGCTGACTCCTAAAAACAGCCGGTGATTGATCGTGTAGTTGTTGCTGGAATTTAGGGCGTTAGCAGAGGATGCCGTTGTTGCCGAGCCAGCGTTACCGCTGATGTTGATGCTGTAATTACCGCCGTTGTTGTAAACGCCATTGGTGACGCTTGCGGCATTCCCGCTGATGTTGATCCCCCAGGTGCCAGATGCTCCATAGCCATCAGTCTTTGGCACATCGGTGATACCGAAACCGTCACGCGTGGTCGGCTTACCTGTAATGCCAGACCACGGGGCAGATCCGGCACTCGTGGCAGATCCAGCGGTAGTAGCAGATCCCGCCGAAGTGGCGTAAGTCGCAGTCGCCGCATTCCCGCTGATGTCAATCGCCCAAGTCCCGGAAGCATCGCCGCCCGTGCGCGAAGGCGTGGCCATGGCATCGCGCATGGTCTGAGCAGTCGCAGCGCCAGCGAACACCGACAGCGGGTTGAGCGCGAACGATGTCACGCGCAACTCCACCACATCGCCCATGTTCCAGGCGCGGGCGGTAAAGCCCTCCTGGGCGCGCACGATGGTCATCGAGTCAGCGCCAGCGGTGCGCGCCGTCACCTTGACGATCTCGACGTTGTTGCTGGCGTCTTGCAGCGTCAGCATGAAAAAGTCTGCCCCGGTCACTGCCGGGAAACGGTCGCCGTGCCCAGTCGAAACCGTCAGGGTCGTGGCCACGTTGGTCAACGAGGCCGCGAGCGCCGAAAACGCGTTGTTCTTAAACAGCTGTGCCATTTGTCACTCCAAACTTGCTCTTGAATGCCATGTAATGCGCTGCGGCGCGCTGGTTCAGCACGTGCTCGTCGTCCTTGCTTTCGGCGCGGTACACCACGTAATCGGCCAGGGCAGGCAGATAGCTCGCGGGCAGATCGCCAATCGTGTCGCCCAGCGCATACACGCCGGGGTTGCGCACATAGCGCACGTCCAGCACCTGGCCAGCAGGTGCCTTCGGGTAAATGAAAAACTGGAGCGGGTCGCCCTCCAGCGGTGCCCAGTTCTCGGCAGGGCCTTCGCTGTCCGTGCGCCAGCCGGGGTTAAATTGGTCCATGGTCGCGCGGTCAAACGGGTTCACCGCAGTGCCGCCGTGGATGCACAGCACATCGAGCAGGCTCACCGCGTCCAAGAACGTGATCGACTGCTCGCACTGGCCCGCCATGCACACCATGTCGCCCACCGTCGAAAACAGGTCGGGGCGCAAGATCGCGGCCTCTTTCAAGCCCTCATTCACGTAGCTGACAAGCTCGTCGTTGTCCTGGCGGAAAACGAACGATGAAGTGCCCGCGTCATTGGTGATGTGCCGGGCCTGGGCAATGATTTGTTGTGGCGTCATGTCAGTGCACCGTCAATGTGGAGCCGTGCTCGTGAGGCGTCAGCCGTGGGCCTGGGCCATGCCGGGCGATGCCCTCGCCGTACTTGTGCGACTCCAGCAGCCTGCGAATGAAAGAACTCAGCACCTGATCGGCTTGCGCCAGGCTTGCCGCGCTGGTCAAAACGCTCGCGCCGTCAATGGCGTGCGAATCGTCCGCGCGCGCCAGGGTCGAGTCCCCCACCAATTCGACGGTCGCAGTGGCGGCCAGCGTGTGCTCGGCTTGGATCGCATCGAGCGCAGCGGCCAGGTCATCCAGCTTGCCCTCGGCCAGCAGCGCTTGGGCCGCTTGCACGCCAATGAAGGCAGCGGCCACGGCAACAGCGGAATCGAGCGATGTGCCCTGAGCATCCACCAGGGTGTTCGATTGCGCGCCCACCGATGCGCCCACAGCAGCCGAAACCGTGTGATTCGCAAATGAGTTAGGGGCTTGGGCGTCCACCAAGGTGAAGGTCAGGCCCAGCATCCAGTCCGCGCCATCCTGCAAAGTCGAGGCGATGCCCAGCGAAGTCACGCCGCTTGCCGTGGCCACCGCATCGGCCTGGGTAGCCAGCAGGTTTGCCGAGACAAAGCTCTCCCAACCCGCACCATCGACGATGGTCCGGTTGATGTACGCGCCGTTGATGGTGCCCAGCATCGCCTAAACCGCCTTAGGCGTTACCGGCCGTGATGGTGAAGGTGTTGACCGTCACCACCTGGTTCTGGGCAATGTTGGTGTTGTCCAGCGTCATGTCGCCGCCGCCGCCCGTGATCGTCACGGTGCCCTGCATGTGGGTCGTCGCGCCGGTCGAGTCGGTGATGCGGAAATAACCCGCGTTGGTACCGGCACCAGCTGCGGCAGTGCCCGCACCGGTCCAGGTGCCGGTTTTGACCTTCTGGCCACTGGCCGCCGCGCTCATCCAGTCAGAGGGCAGCGCCATGTCTACCAGCATCGATCCGCTGGCAGCGGCTGCACAGTTCACAGGCGGAGAGCCCGAATACAGGCGCAGCTTTGCCGACACTCCGGTCGTGCTCTCAATCTGGTCGAGTTGGTTGTTTCGCAGGGTTACGGAGTATTGGATCGTCATGTCAGCACCACTTCACTTTTGCGGGAATTCTTGCTTTGCCAAAGGCGCGGGCCGCGTCCACGTTGGCCTTGTCCACCATGCTCTGGAATGCCTGGCCCAAGGCCGCACCCAGCGTAAAGTCGGTCCATTTCTTCTTGGGCATGAGCATCAGGCGCGACTTAGCGCCCATGTGAATCTCGTCCCAGTACCGATAGGCGATGTCATCGGGCAGGCCGGTCGCCGTGTCGCTGGGGCACACTGAGGCGCGCACCGAAAGGCCCTCGGGGTAATCCACCTCGGGCGCTGGGTACAGGATCACAAAGCCTGGGCGCAGCTGGATGTAGCGCTCGGGCTTGCCCTTGTGCTCGGTCCAGTCGTCGCCCATCGTTGCCTCAAGGGTCTCGATGGTCTCGGGCTTGAGCTTTTGAGTGCCCAGGTAAACCGACTCGACGCGCACCAGTTCCATGGCCGCGTCGGTGGGCTTGACCTCGATCTCGCTGGCGTTGGCCAGCACGGGCACCGGATCGAGCAACACGCGCCAGGCGCGTGTCTTTTCCAGAAAAGTCTGGGCGGCCCGGCGCAAATGGTGCTTGGCCAGCACATTCGGGCAACCTGCCACATCAGGCAGCAGGTCCGGAAACCAGTCGCGCCAGAGCTTCATGGGTCAGCCCGCTTACTTGGCCTTGCGTGGCTTGCCGCCAGCCTTTGCATCAGGCAAGGGCTTGAGCGGGCTGTTGGCTTCAACGGGCAAACCGCCTTGGCCTTCGTCGTCACCGTCTTCGTACTCGTCGCCCTCGTCTTCATCCTTGGGCAGCAGCGCCTGGGCGGCGTCATAGTCCTCGGGGTTCTCGGGATAGAAGTCACCGCCAGCCAGCAAATGGGCCACGGTTGCCTCGTCGGTCACGTCGCCGGTCAGCGCGCCCTCGGCGTCCTTGGTGAACCCGTAGGACTTGCCATCAAGGCCTTGAACAGTCAGGGTGCCATCGCGGCGCGCCTGGATCGATGTTTGCAGTTTCATCATGGTCTCCAAAAAAAAGAGGGGCGGCTCAATGCGCCCCTCCCTGCGCGCCAAAACGGCGCATTACCCGGAAGAAGCGCCGGATCAGGCCGAGCGGTACGCCAGGGTCATACCGACAACACCAGCAGTGCCTGCGGTTGTGACCTTGACGCCCACCTTGCGGTCGGTGGCGGCGGGGGTGACGCGTGCCATGGCCTTGGTGAAAGACATGCTCGCGCCGTTGGCGGCCAGGGCAGAGGCCCAGGCAGCGCCACCGTCAGCGGCAGCAGTCGACACAGCGGTCTCGGCGTTGTCCACGATGCCCACGTCCACCGACACAGCAGCGTCAGCATCGATGTGCACGCCCACAGGCACGCAGCCAGCGGGCAGGATCAAGAACGCGCCCACGTTGTTGGCAGCTACGTCAGCGGTCACGGCCGTGATCTGTGCGCGCTGCACCACCACTTCGGAGCCAGAGGGATAGATGGCCGGTGCAGCACCGGACATCACAGGGGTTTTGCTTGCGAAAGACATTGAAATCTCCTAATCAGTCCGTGGTTGCAGATCAGCGGGCGGCTGCGGCAGTGTCCAAAGCGAACACGCCAAAGTCCTGCTCACCGATTTCGGTGTTGAAGCGCACCTTCTTGATGCCGAAGATGGCCGATGTGGTGATGACCACCTTGTCGCCGTTGTCACGGGTTTCCTCGTGCCATTCGTAGCGCAGGTTGGTACCAGGCGAGCCGAAAGCCACCACGGCAGCCTGGGAGCCCATGAACAAACCGCGAGCGGCTTCCACGTTGGTACCAGCGCCAGCGTTGGCAAAGCGAATCGCGTTGCGGTGGCTGTGCAAGATCACGCCGCGATACATGCCCAGCGAACCCTTGAACAGCGGGTTGTTGCGGCCCTCGGCACCAGCAGCAGCCTTCTGGATGTCCAGCCACTGGCCGGTACCGGTGTTGCTGCGCAGGTCATCTTCCTGGAACGTGTGCATGACGGCCACGAAAGTCTCGTTGCCATCGATCTTGCAAGGCTGCAACACAGGGATGTTGGTCGCGCCGCCGCCCTGGCTGTCCGCCTTGGTCTTGGCACGGTCGATCAGGCGCAGATCGAACTTGTCGTTCGCGTCGATGTTGTTGAAAGCCGTGGCATCGCCGCCGAACAGGTTGTGGTTGCTGTCCGGTGGGGTCAGCGAGTTGCCAGCGCGGCCAGCGTAGCCCAGCGGCAGCAAGAAGTTCGGGTTCACACCGCGAGCGCCGGACAGGTAGATGAACGTCAATTCGTCCATCAGGCGAGCCCACCAGCTGGACTGCTGGCGCTTGGCCTTCTCACGCAGGTCGTGCAGCGTGCGCTTGCGCGTCATGCGGCCGCCAGTGTTCACACCGCAGCGAGCCTGATCGATGTAGATCTGGTCGGTGTAGAACTTCTGGCCCTCTTCCTTGCCTTCCAGGATGTCCTCGCCCTCAACGGGGGCCATCTTGAGCTCGGCCAGCAAGTCGTAGCTGATCTGCTCACCGGCGTCCGACTCCAGATCGGTCAGGATCTGAATCGGCACTTCGGCCTCAGCGCCGCGCGCCATGAAGCGTTGGTTGAAATACGACTTCTGAGAAGTGTCGTATGCGAGCAGTCCAGCCCAGCGCTTAACTGCCTTGGCGTCATTGACGCCGACGATGGTACGAGCCATTTGAAATACTCCTTCAAGTTGAACTTAAAGGGAGCACTTCCTGCGCACCCGAATCACATGGTCTTTTGACCACGTTCTTACTCTCTCATGCTTGGCACGCCTTTGGCGTCCCTGCATTCTTCTTCACTATCTTCACTTCGCGCGGGGCAGTGACGCGCAAACGCGCCAGCTGCCCGCTCTTTTGCACAAGCTCGACCGTAACGACATCAGACAGGGCCAGAACCTCGCCTGGCCGCACGTCGATGATGAGGCTCGATAGCTTGGTCGATGCCATCAGCGGCCCCGCGCCCACTTCTCGCGCTGAACAGGCGACAGCTTCGCAATGGCGGCTTCAAGGGCCTCGCCCTCCAGCGCGTCAATGTCGGCAAACTCGCCAGCCACATCACCGGGGCCATCGCCACCGGGCACCTGGGCCAGCGTTGCGGGAGCGGAACCCACGGGCGGCTTGCGCGCAGCGTTGGCCGCCTTGATCGCATCGGCGGGGTCAACCTTGGTCGCGGCAGTGGCCAGGCCATGCAAGGCCTTGACGCGCTTGTGCGCCTCGGTCAAAAACCACTCCATGGGCTTGTCGGCGTTCTCTTCGCGGTTGGCCAGAACCTTCACAAACTGGTCCAGATCAGCGGCCTTCTCAGCGTCCTTGCGGTAATCGATGCCGCCGTTCTCTGGCTTGGCAAACTCGACCATGGATCGGTTGATGGTGTTTTGCCACTGGGCCTGGGCCGTTTGCTGCGTCATTTCCTGCGAAATCTCGGCCTTGGCGCGGGCCAGGGTCAACTCTTCGCGCTTGGTCAGCAGCTCGGCGCGCTGGACTTCAAACTCGTCAAAGTCAATCTCGCCGGTCTTGAACTTGGCTTTGAGGTCCGCTTCCTCGGTGGCCAGCGCCTTGACCTGATCGTCGTAGTCGCTGGGCAGCTTGGCCTCATAGGTCGGGACAGCTGTGCTGGTGGCAGCAGCGCCATCGTCGACATGGGCAGCAGCGGCGCTCGCTGGGGTTTCGGTGGCGGCAGCCGCGGCAGCTGGCGCATCGGCAGCGCCCTTGCCTTCTACCGGCGCAGCGGCAGCGGCAGCACCGGCATCGCCGTCGTCATCATCTTCGTCTTCATCATCATTGGGCGCACCGGCCGCAATGCGCTCCATCGCGGCCAATTCTTCGGCGCTGGGCTTGTCGTCTTCGATGGCTGCGCGTTCTTCTGGCGTCAGTGTCGCCAGCATTTCGGCATCAAGTTCTGGGGGCATGAAAGTCACTCCTTGACAGGGTTGTGGTTGAGGGAAAGGGGAAAGGGTTTAGGAAGCGTCCTTGCCTTCGCTGGCAATGGCGGCCACTTCCATCATTCGTTTTTTGGCCAGGGCCTGCACCTTGGCCAGGCGCTTAGGATCGGCCTCGATCTTTTCGCACTCGATCATCGTGCGCAGGTCCGATTCGGTTTGCCAGTCGTCCTCGGCTTTGGTCATTGCGATCACACTGTTGCTTTTCTTGGCCATGGCATCCTCGTTTGGTGCAGTGAATTCGTGAGGGCTTCAATCTGCCATGCTTGCCACGGCAAAAAAGAACCCGAACCATGTTGCGGAGAACCTCAAAATGGTCCTGGTCAAGGGCGGCCGAAACCGCCAGTGGAGACAACTGCAATCAGTTCAGTCCTTCGTGGATGCGTTGGCAGGCACTGCCTGAGGCGTGGGCCTCGTCAGCGAATCGAGCAATTCGGTCCTGAGCCTCGTCAAGCCTGCGCTGCACGTTGGCAAGCAAATCGGCGGCGGGCTCGGCTGGCGCGCCTGGGGCGGCAATGGCGGAATCGCTGGGGGCGGCAAGACAGCTGGCAGTGATCCGGGCGAGTTGCTGGCGCAACCGGCGACCAGAATCGGCAGCGGCATCAGCGTCAGCACGAGCACGCGCAAGAGCTTGGTAGGTTTCATTGGCGACTTTCTGCGCCTGGGCGGCGCGTTGTTGTTCTTCGGCTCGGGCGGCGGTGGTGGCCTCGATCACCTTCTGGGCCATGGCCTCGCGCTCCAGGGCGCGGCCATCGGCGCGGCCCATCGAGTAGGCTTTCCAGCCACCGGCCAGCAGCGCCAGCACGGCA